AGATAGTGTAGATAATATTAGGAAACTAGAGGCTGGTCTGTGGAGTGATAAGTATCGTCTTGCTGGTCGTGTTGATTGTGTTGCAGAATATAATAACAAACTATCTATTATAGATTTTAAAACATCAACAAGAGAAAAGAAGGATGAATGGATTGAAAACTATTACATTCAATGTGCAGCCTATGCTGAGATGTATGGAGAAAGAACTGGTGAAGAAATCAATCAACTAGTAGTATTAGTTGTTACAGAAGATGGAACAGTTCAAGAATTTGTTAAAGAAAAGAAAGAATATATTCCGTTATTAACAGAATCAGTTGATAACTGGTACAAAGAAAAAAACTTATGAGTGAATTATCACACCTATGTAGAGTATATGAGAATGTTTTAGATGACGACTACTGCGACTATCTAGTAAAACGATTTGAAGAAGACACCAAGTATAAAGACAAAGTAGATAGCTTTAGAAGAAAGTTTGCTCGTCTTGATATTATGGATTCTAACTTTGGTAAATCTGGTGCTAAGGGTTGGGAAGAAGACATATCTAAAATAACAAAGATATACGAAGGTATAGTAGAGAAATATAAGAAAGACTGTAAGATTGACAAATACCAATTTCCAGAGGAATGGACTTGGGAAGGTTTACGAATAAACAAGTATCAGGATAATGGTACAGATGAGTTCTTCAATCATATTGACGTAAATGGTTATAAGGCTGCAAGAAGATTTCTTACAGTATTTTGTTACCTAGATGATAATGTATCTGGTGAAACAGACTTTCCAGAATTTGGTTGGAGAGGTAAGATGCAAGAGAAGTTAGCATTTAGGTCACCATGTAAAAAAGGAAGTGTACTATTATTTCCACCCATGTGGCCTTGGACTCATAGGGGTAACAAACCTAAAAACAAACCAAAATATATACTACAAACTTATTTGCACTATGTGTAAAAAAACCTATAATAACTATTGACAAAGATAATACTTTTGTGGTATATATAGTGTATGACTTGTTGAAGTGGAACGAAGAATAGACAGGACTGGGGTGCAATACCCCACGCCTCCACCAGACCTAGATAGTTCCGACTTAGGGGGCGAAATAGGTTCGACTGGTATTGTATAGTGAAACGGAGAGTTATAGGTTGAACGCTTCATAGTTCAAAATGTAAATGCAAACGATAACTTTGCAATCGAGGATTATGCACTAGCTGCTTAATCTCATGGGGTTTTCGGTGGACTACCTAGCAACAGAATGTCCACCAACAAAGTAGGAGAAATACTATGTGGAAATCACCAGTAATAACAGAAATAGCAGTAGGTTTAGAAATCAACTGTTATGCATGTGCTGAAATATAGTTAGTACAAAACTTGGTGGGGTGCAATACCCCACCGTAACCTTTATCATGATGGAGTAATTATGGAAGTGAAACAAACACCTAAAATATTTTCTTTAGAAATAGAAGATATAGTCAAACAAAAAAAGATAACACATATGGATGCTGTTCTATGGTACTGTAGTAAAAACAGTATTGAGCCAGATAAAGTATCTAGTCTTATCACAAAAGCATTAAAAGAAAAAATAGAAAACAATGCTAGAGAGTTAAATTTCTTACCAAGACACGCACAACTGCCTATATGAATTTTATAGAAACTTACAAAGTTCAACATGAAGTTTGTGATAAAATACTTAAACTTTTTTGGGAAAACGAAAAAGGTCACAGAGTTGGATTGGTTGGTGCTAAAACTGTTAACAAGAAAATTAAAGACTCTTTAGAACTTCACATAGCTCCAGAAGATTTTATGCGACACAGTGTAAACGTATTCGGTGGATTTCCAGAATTTCTTGGAAAATGTGTTGAAAAATATTTTACTAAATATCTACCACCAGAACAATCTTGGGACGTAGTTATAGGCGAAAATATAAACATACAACATTATAATCTTGGTATGGGATATCCTCAACCACACTTTGAAAGAGTAAATATTAAAACTTCTAGTAGAGCATTAGTCTTTATGTTATATCTAACAAATACACCAAATAGTGGAACACACTTTACACATCTAAAACATACAACAGAATGTATCAAGGGTGATTTAATATTGTGGCCTACAGATTTTACTCATGTGCATCATGGAATTATATCAAAGACGCATGAAAAAACAATTGTGACTGGTTGGTTAAATTGGAATAGATAATGGAAGCAGTTGAAGTATATCAAATGTATTGTGCATTGAAAGCACACTTTAGTAAAGGTGATTATGATTTTGTTAAGTATAACGGTAAATCATCAGCAACTAAGAGTTCCTTCTGGAAACGTAATGACAGACATTTCTTTGTACGAACATCACGCAAGTATAAAGACAAAGATAAAATAAGAGATTACCTATTATCAAACTTCATCAAAAATCAAAAGGGCTGGTTAGGTGATTTCAATGATGAGAACTATATGGAATGGAAGAAACGTATGCAGAGTCTAACATACACATTTCAACAAGAGATGACTCCATTACTAGAGGACAATGAACTAAATGATATTTTTGAAATACCAAAAGATACACACCCAATACTTTTAAAAGAATATCTGGGTAATCGTGTATCTATAGAAGCTATGATTATTCTTGATAGTCTTGTAGAGTATACAAAAAATTGGAACAAGAAATTAAGTGATGATGTGGTTTGGCCTAATATATATAAGATATTAGAAAATTATAAAAAGTTCTTGACATTCGATAAAAATAAGTGTAGAATAGTTACTATGACATTAATAAAACAATAGGAGTAAATTATGTCCAAAAGTTCAGAAGGTTTCTTCGAACATAAATGTAAAAAGCAATTAGATTACATTCGTAAACTAGAACATGACTGTGCAGCTTTACAAGTTAAATGTGATGAACTAGGTGAAAGAGTTAAGAAACTTGCGACCAGACAACCAGAATGGCCACAAGGATATCGTCACAAAAGACACTTTACTAAGCGTGTATAAAAAAGTAATAGTGTATGGTAACGGTGAATCTAGAATGGGTAAACCGTTAATTAACGATATGGAATCATGGGGTTGTAATGCAATCTACAGAGATATTAAAGTTGATAATCTTGTATCTGTAGATTATAATATGCAACAAGAGATATATGAATCTGGCTATGCACACGAAAGTAAATGTTATTTTACAGATTGGAGTGTGATACCACAAGCAGATGATATGTTGTTAGGCACAATGAAAATGAATTTTAAACCAGAAATGATACATGAAACATCAAGAGAAAATAGAACTGATTGTGTCATACAAGGTAAAGAACCAAAGATAGCTCAAAGTAATTTAAAAGAAGCACTTGACAAAAACCCAAATTTAGATTACAATGATTTAAGATTAAAAGCAGAAATGAATGTAGGATTATACATCACATGGGTTGATGAGAAAGATATGATTAAAAGTATTGATTATCCTACTCAATGGTCTGCTGGAAATACTGCACTACATCTTGCATGTCAAGGTGGTGTTAACGAGATATACATGTTAGGGTTCGACAGTAGTGATTATAAAGAACCACTAAATAACATGTATAAGGGTAGTGCTAATTATCTGCCCGAAACTGCAAAGGGGTTTAATCCAGTCAATTGGAACAACCAGCTTAATACTTTATTTAATGAATATAGTAATGTGAAATTTAAGTGGGTTGGTTCAGTACATAAAATGACTGGTGAATATCTCAATGTAGAATATATAGCATACGAAAATTTATACTATTATAACAAATAATATTAATACAATAGCATATGATAACATAAGGAGAAAATATGTCACTAGAATCATTAAAGAAGAGCAATTCGCTCGACAAACTTCTAAACGCAGTAAAAGAAGATTCTGCACCTCAAGAGAAGAAATCCTATAAGGACGAAAGACTATGGAAACCAGAACTAGACGTGTCTGGTAATGGTTATGCAGTCATTAGATTTCTACCAACTCCTGACGGTGAAGATTTGCCTTGGGCAAAACTATGGAGTCATGCTTTTCAAGGGCCTACTGGTCAATGGTATATAGAGAATTCTCGAACCACACTTGGTAAACAAGAGAAAGACCCTGTATCACAGCATAACACAGCATTGTGGAATTCTGGAGTTGAATCAGATAAGGAAATTGCAAGGAAACAGAAACGTAAGTTGCAGTATTACTCAAACATATATGTAGTGAGTGATGCGAAGCATCCAGAAAATGATGGTAAAGTTTTTCTATTCCGTTATGGTAAGAAAATCTTTGACAAGATTATGGAATCTATGCAACCTGCTTTTCCAGATGACGAAGCAATTAATCCTTTTGACTTTTGGAAAGGTGCAAACTTCAAGTTAAAAATCCGTAAGGTAGATGGATATTGGAACTATGATAAGTCAGAGTTCGATACTCCAAGTGCGATTTTAGATAATGATGAAGCCATAGAAAGTCTATGGAAATCACAGTATCCTTTGAATGATTTTATTGCACCAAGTGCTTTTAAATCTTTTGAAGAGTTAAAAACTAGATTAGACATTGTTTTATCTGGTAAGACTACTGTAGGTAACGTAACAGATTCAATAGAAGAAGAAACTGTAGCCGCACCTAAAGTGGATACAACACCATCTGAAGCACCTAAAGTCGCAGCTTCGGTTGAAAGTGAAGAACAAGACTCTATGGACTATTTTAATAAGTTAGCTAACGGTTAGTTAATTTAATTAGAATTGATTAGATGCACCTCTAGATTAGGGGTGCATTTTTTTTATATTGCAAACCCTGCTTGTCTTTGGAAATAAACGTCTGGTTCTACCACTGTCTTACTAATATTTTGATGATTGTGCTGTACATTATTTGTTGATGATGGTGCAGATATAACAGTAGGTGCAGCAGCCATCATAGGTTGAGCAGTTCCCATGCCAGGCAATAAAGCATTCACATCAGGGGTATCTTGTCTAGGTAAATCTTTTAAAGTCGTAGCCTCAATAGGAATTCTTTGTATATCTTCCACATCTGGTACTTGACCACTATCTCCTTTACCAAAACCAAGAAGTCTTCCAAGTTTTGTATCTGCAAGTTTTCCAATTGTTCTTTTTAAAAATCCCATAACCTTTTTAACTGCATTAATAACTGGTGATAGAAAATCTATAACAGAGTTAAATACTTTTTTAACTACATCAACAATTGGTGTAACGTATTTTGCAATCAAAGGGTCTAATATTGGTTTTATATAGTCGTTATATAGATTACTAACAAATTTACCAATACCAGTAAATAGAGATATTAAACCATTTTTAATAAATCCAACCACATCAATATTTTGAAGTGTTTCTTTAAATTTATCAAATCCAAATAGTCCAGCAACCCAACCAATTAGGTCTAAAATTAATTCAGGAACGATACCAAGAAGATTAGCAATAAATGAAGCAAATCCAACTTTCAATGCTGTAAATATATTACCAGTTTCATCTAAGGTTGTTTTAAAATCTTTAAAAGCATCAAATAATTGTTTTACAACAACTACAACACCAGCTGCAATTGCAACGATTGCTAAAACTGGTGCTAAAACTGGTGCAAAGGCACCAAACATAGCAGTAAGTGCAGGCGTCATAGACGTTACTAAAAATGCTTTAAGTGCCATAAATGCAGCTCCTAATGCTTTTACAGCTTTTAGAATACCCCCTTTTGCTATAGCAAGTATTCTTTTACTTAGTCCAACAGTAAAAAACTTTAATGTTCTATATGCAAGTTTAAGTCCTTGAATTGCTATCTTTACAGTACTAATAAGTAATGCTTTTGGTGCGAGAAGAAGACCTAAACCTATAATTGCAACCCCAATTCCTTTAACCGCTTCTAGTAATAAATCAAATGCTGCTCCTACACCAATAAACTTTTTATTTTCACCTTCCCCCTCAAATAGTCCACCAGTAAATAAACTATAAACTGCTGTGATACCGTTAACAATTAATTCACCAGCTGATTTAAGAATAGAACTAACAAATTCAAAAGCAGTAACTAATGCTGGAATTAATTTAGTTTTCCATTCTTCCCA